AGGTCAGCGTCCCTCAGGTCAGCGTCCCTCAGGTTTGCGCCACTCAGGTCAGCGTTATCGTCAACAGCTGCTTCAACTGCTTTTTTCATCGTGGCGTTGTCTGATTCATATTCAAACAACACGCCGCCGTGAATCCATGATTTAATTTCGATTTTGACTTTAGACATTTTAGCCTCCTATTTAGTTATTGATTCGATAAACTCAATCGCCGCATTGCACCCCTTGCAAACAACGGTCTGAATACCAGCCTCATTGAGCGTTTTAATCCACTGTTTTTGATTTGCTGATGTCACGCCTCCTTTCTTGCGTTTCATTTCGATAGCGACAAGACGATGATTTTTACCATAAACACCGTCGCCACTAACAACAGGATTGTCTCCATAGTGTATGAACTCCATCGTTGCGTCGTTATAGTCTGCTGGGACTACCACAAATAGATCTGGCACACCAGAACTCACGCCAAGCTTCTTATTCTTAATTCTCTGTTTGTGGCTTTTGGTGTATGTTTCGTTAGGTACTCTGAATGTGGATAGCCTTTCAACCGTAACCACTGCACAAACGCCTCCTGCTCTTGGTCTTCATAGGGATTATCTATGTTTGCGAGATTAGGCATCACTGCTGCCTCCATCGATTACCTTGAAACACTCACTCGGCTTCCTCAAAAAGCGTTCGGTGTTCTCGCCATCTTTCATTTCAATCAGCACCTTGGTAACTTTTCGGGTTTTGAATATTACGAAGAGCCCATCGAGTAGGCGCGTAGTATGTTGCTCCTCGGTTACTCCGCCAGCAACAACAACGCCAAGTCCATATCTGTCAGGATTGCTCTTTCTTTCATCTCGATAGCTGAAATACACTTTGTCACCAATAGCAAGCCCGTCAAAAGACTGCCGAAACGCCGACTCTTTAAGTTCGATTTGCCCATTATTTCCTCCTATTTTTCGATTCATCTAGCCACTCTCGATACTCGATCTCGTCCTCGATTGCTGGCGCGATTAGGACTGTTAGTATTACGATTGCGAAAATTACCGCGATTATTATAAGCATGTCTCGTTTACTCCTTTCACAAAAAACAACCACCGCGTCATTCCAGACTTATCACCGAAAGCTGGTTTTTGAGGTAATATCTTTAGTAGTTCAGTGGTTTTAATGTCGCGCTCGCTCCACTTCATTGCTACAACACAGCCAGGCTTTACGACACGTAGACATTCGCTCAAGCCTTTGTTTAAGGTGTCTTGCCAAGTATCTTTGTCTAGCTTGCCGTATTTCTTGGCAAGCCAGCTGTTCTTGCCGCAGTTGATGAGGTGGGGTGGGTCGAAAACGACGAAATTAAAGCACTCATCAGGGAACTTCATATCTGTAAAGTCTATGACTAGGTCTGGGTTGATTTCTAATGTCCTATTCTTGTCTCTATCTTTCATCTCAACAGTTTCACGGCGGCGATCTATATACAGAATATTTGGGTGGTCTTTTTCAAAGTAAAACATGCGGCCACCGCAGCAAGCGTCAAGTATGGATGTTGGGGTAGTTTTCATTTATCCTCCAACAACTCAGGGTTTTCGTGGACATTACCAACTACCTCAATTTTCGAAAAACTGATAGATATATCAGTTAGTGATTCTGCAGTGTCCTTGATTGGGTTGTACAGCTCAAAGCCGCAATTTCTAAAAACCACGACGCCATATTGCCACTCAAAAACTTCGCGCTGATAGTTAGCGTTGCGATATTTTGCGATATCACCCTCCCGGATTTTATTTTTAGCGATATCAATAGCGCCAGTTTCCTGTTCTACGACATATTTTTCTGGATTATTCAAAATCTCAGCAAAGCTTTTAATCAGTTTGCCATCGCAAATTTTCTGAATATCATAGACATACTGCTTTGATTCAACCAGCCAGCAGCGAAAATGTTTGGTTGAGCGTTTATTGATTTTCATCATCTTCAACCTCCGACATTTTCGATTGTTTGATTGAATAATTACCGTCGCTATCCAACATGTTATTTTTACGCAAAATGCTAAAAGCTGATTCTACGACTGACGCACCACCCGTAGCATATAAGCCATCCCCGATTTGATAGCCGTACTGAACAACTACCTCTAACGCAAAATCTACTAACTCTTCGCGCAGCTCCTGTTCGGACTTGTCTACGATTTTTTCAATATCAGCAAGTGCTGAAAACTTTAGGCTATTCCATCTCGCAACAGTGTCGGTCTCGATACTGAGCCCACAACAGCTACAGCCGGCAAAAGCACGAGCTGCAAGCCATCTAAATTTACACTCTAGACGGCCTTCTATTTCTGATTTAATACTAGATTTCATTGACATCTCTTCTCTCTATGTCTACAAAGTTACTGGTTTAGTTGACGTTTATGCATCGTCAGATTTTATTGGTGCAACACCAGCCACGATCTCGTTTCCGTCCCATGCATAATCTGGCGAGGATTTTATCAAGATTGGCTCGTCATACTTGCCTACATGGATCGTAACGCCACTCATCATGCCATCGCTCTGCTTGAATTGTCGCAGTGCCTCGATAAGCAATTTAGGATTGACCACAACCGACTTTATGGGAAACGCCTCTGAACTTTTTTGCTCAACGAACGGGCGTGTCTCCGGGAAGCGCAGCTCGGTTTGCTCCTGGAACGGAATCTCAGCCTTGATCGGAAAACTCTCATCGATTGGCACCATTTCGCCGTACGGATTTGTACGAACAATAATTTTGCCGTCATGAACATACGCTCGGTCAAAGTCAGTCTTCATGACTTTATCGGCGGCAACGAGCACGCTCTGCGGGATATTCATTGAGCAGGCTTTTGCGCCAGGCTCGGTGTCAACTTCGCGGCGGATCAGCTTATAACCGTCTGTAGCGATGAGCGTGGCTTTGTATACGCCTTTTTCTTGCTCGACGACCTTCAGCCTGACATTTTCCAAAACCTTATTCTGCGGCGTTGGCTTCTGCGCCATTTTATATACAGCGATCTGCTGTTTGGTCAGCGAAACGATACTGCTCACTTCTCCCACCAAAATCCTTTCTGCTCAGCCTCAGTCTCAGACTGTTTGTCGTCTTTCAGACTGCCAGCTGGCTTATTATTTATCTTGACCGCAATGTCTACGCTCCGAATGCCGTGCTCCAGCAACCATTTCTTGGCTCGCTTGGTATCAGCTTCGGTAGCGTAGGTTTTCGCGTGCGGTTTATTCTTGTCGTCGCTCCAGCGAACCGTGAACGTGCAATTTATCAGAGACATTACGTAGCCTCCAGTTTCTTGCGCTTGCGGCGCTGCTTTTTACGAAGTGCTTTTTTAGTCACGACGCCTTAATCTCCAAACCTCTCATACATACAGTTTTCGTGCATATCTGGATATTCCTTTCGCTCTGCGTCAGATTTAATGAGTGCCAAATTGCACATGCTACATCTGCCGTACGGTGCGGTTTTTTCAAATTCAGCCAGCTCGTCATTTTGTTTAGGTCTACGTTTGCTGATCCGGCCGCAAATCCGAGCTGCCTCCCGATTGAGCGCAAAGCCCGTTTTGCTGCCCCTTGACCTCGATCCACCCTTTCTGCCGATTTCACGGTAGAAGTTTGGATTTTTCGCGAGAATTGTTGCGGCAGCTTTTCTGCCGCCGGCTTCCGTTCCTGCCATGGTTCTCCTTTCCTTAAAATGGTATTTCGCTCAAATCAATCGGCGTGTCGAGGTCGATGTCCTCGACTGGTTTAGCCGCTTGGTTGGTTGTAGTCTTTGTCGCCTTAGCATCATCTTCGGCGTATCGCTCCGTGGCTGGCGCAGCATTATTGCCGCTACCCTTAGCGTCGCTCAAAAGCTGGAACTGATCGATGATGACTTCAGTGGCTTTACGCTTGATGTCGTCTTTCTCCCAAATTCGTGTTTGCAAGCGTCCAGTTATACCAATCTGTTTGCCTTTCGGTGCGTACTCTGCCAGCAGTTCAGCTGCTTTATTCCAAGCGACGCAATCGATGAAGCTGGCGTCGGCATCTTTGCCGTAGCCATCAACTGCTAGTGCGAATGAGGCTACAGACTTGCCGCTGTTCGTCGTTTTAATTTCAATGTCTCGGACGACGCGGCCGATGAGGGTTACTGTGTTGATTGCTGCCATGTTTAGAAACTCTTTTCCTCGCGAATCTCCACACCTGGGATTTCACGTAGACCGTTGGCGATAGCTTCGCGGATTAATTTGTCGCTTGGCTCACATAATGATCGTGGCACTAGCTCAGGATTAGTAACCGTGAATACCGTCTTGGTTTTAATGCCAGATTTGACGGCTGGCTTCTGCGTCTTAGCAGCTTTGGCTGCTTCAGCCTCGGCGATTTCCTGTTCACGTTTGCGTTGTGCGGCCAGTTTCGCAGCTTCAGCCTCATCACGCTCAGCGGTTGTTAGTTCGTCTTTACGTGTCAGTAGCTCGTTGATGGCTTTGGTGAACGCCAGCTTGATTTCAGCGTGGTTCTGATCAGCTTCAGGTAGCTCAGCGAATACCTGCTTCAATTCAGCGCCTCGCTCGTCGCAAGCTTTTTGGCTACGCAGTGATTTGGCGTTGGTAGCGAACTTGGCACAGATAGCGTCAACGCGTGCCGCTTCCTCTTTTGCTAGCCGCTCCTGCTCTTCCTGGTAGGCTAGAATCTTCTGGCTGATATTCTCCAGGGCTTCTTCGGCTGGTGCGAGTACATCTTTTTCAGCGTCGATGAATTGTGACTTGACGCTGTCAAAGTTGCGAGTGATCGCCAACCGTGCATTCTTAACCTCAGTACGGTGCGAGGTGATTAGCTTGCGGATTGCGACTGCTTCTTTAGCGGTAGTGTCGTCGGTTATCTCTTTAGCTTTGGCTTGTTCCAAAAGCTCTTGCGATTTGATTTTGAACGGCGATATCGTAGCGACCTGCGAATCGACGTATTCTTGTAGTTGTGACATGTGTCCTCCTTTATTTCCTATCTGCTTCAGATTTACCAAGGCGAGCGTCAGTCATCTCGACGCGTGAGCTTGGAATGGTTGGTTTGGCAGCCGCTTCAATCTGCTCTCGGCTTGCCAATGTCGGCGCCGGTGCAATCCACACGTACTCAGCGTCGCCTCTTACGCCATCGACGATTTTCGTGAAGTCTGGCTCGATGTAGCGGCCTAGCCGGCCAGTGCGGTCTTTGGCGACGTACTTGTCGCTGGCTGGGTCAACGATAATCAGGCGCTTAGTGTCGCCAGTCTCGGTGTCATTTATCGTCGTCATGTAACCGACGATGTCCACCAGGTTGACTAGTTCCTCAGATAGCCTTGTGGCTACCATCGGGCGTTTGATGACACGTCCGTCGTCATCTTTCTCTTGAACGTGCGCCACAATGACGATGTGCTTGCCGCTGTCGCGCATGGTTTTCAGAAAGTTTCGCATGGTCGATTTCAGCCAGCCCCAGCCAGCCATGGTCGGGTTGCCGTCACGCTGGACCAATTTGCTGTCGGCTCTATTTCGCATGTAGGCGATCAACTTCTCCATCAGCTCGCCAATCGGGTCGATAATTACCGTGTCGTAGTCCTCAGTAAGTGCGATTTGCATGAACTCCTGCATGTCGTCCCATTTTTCGATCAGTGCCACGTCGGCCGCGATACCGCGAAGTCCAAAGTATTTGCTACCATTTTCGCAGTCAGCGATGATAGGTCGTGGCGCGGTAGCTGCAAACGTTGTTTTACCGACACCGCCCTCGCCATACACAACCATCAGAATTGATGGTTTTTCGGTCGGATCTAAACTATTAAAGACTCTCATATTCTCCTTTCTTTTACAGGCTCCAGTCGCCTAACTCCCTCACCTCCTCGATGAGAAAGTTCGGCTCGCTGTCGCCAAACTTTATGATTTCGTCAACACACGTACGCAGCTTGCGTTCGCCGGCTTCAACAAAGTCGATGCCGGCAATCATGAACTGCACGCGGTATGGTGCGACGGACTCAACCACACAGTAGGCAAACTTGACTAGCGCCGGGTCTAGCTCTAGGCTTGATGCCGTCACCAGCGTGTAAACTGCTGACTGCAAATCGTAGTGCATTGACTGCGCAGTTTTGAAAAACTTGTCGAACTTTGAGGTAGTTTTCAGGTCGGTTATCATGGCCGATTCATTAGTGCGAATCAGTACGTCCGCTTTGCCTTTCATGTCTACGCCATCGGC